TATTCCATTTCATTAATAACCACACGACAAAACCGTATATCAATATAACATAAAATAACGCAAGAGTCAAGTCCCAAATCATACTTCATTACCCCAACTAGTCCAACCCTCTCGTTTTCTACGAGCAAATAGTTCAATATATGGACCTTCTAACATCTTTTCAATATGTTCGTATATTATATCTGGTTTCCTACTATGTTCTTGTCTTTGACTAACAACTAATTGTGGTATACTTTTATTTAGCCGTTTAGGTTTACCTCTTGTGGCCAATAAACACATTTCTGGATTACCTCTAGTCCAGTAACCTAGACCAGTAAAGAAACCCATTTTAGTACGATTCGTTTTCGCCCAAGTAAAACCTACTGTCTTATACTTGAAACCCCATGCATCTATTACCTCAAAAGCCTTATCTAATAACGGATCAACTACCCACATTAATAATACAGAGTTCTCTCTAGCCAAATCCCTAACAGGAAGATTACAAATATCATTATGGCTAAGTACATTATAATGTTTTTCTGGACTTCTATCTTTACCTTTGTCAGAATATGTTTTAAAAGACCAAGGTGGATCTGCATATATTACTCCGTGTTTAGTGTTAGTGTTAAAATCCATATGATAATAAAAAGTATCTCATCAATAAACATATTAAAATAAATCTAGGTATTGACCAATTAGTTTTATAGGCCAATAAACTACCTGTGGCAAAACCCCAATGTATAGAAATTATTAACATAAAAAGACTACTCAAAGAATGCCTCCAAACTTGCTTTCTTTTCATATGACCAACCAATAGAGTTTAATATAAAACTCAATGGATCTAAAAATGTTTTTTGAAACATAATGTCGTGGTCAATATAGTCATCTAATTTAAATTCTTTAGGTAGTTTTGTTATGTAACTTATAACATCAAACTTAAATGGATTAGGTTCTACTAATTTAACAAACTTGATTTTATCACCTTCTTGTATCAACGGATATTTGTTTTCTAATTTATATTGTTGTATTTGATGATTATAAATTAAAGCACCTTTAACGTGTATAGGTGTGCCTTTTATAAACACATCATTTGCGTGTCTATATTTAGCAAGATTATTACAAGACCTAGGAAAAGATATTTGTTCTGCTGACATTTTTTCAAATTCAGTTCTAAAATCAGCAACAAATTTTTGTAAAGTATCTTGGTCTTTAGTCATTATAAGATTGATTGCTTCTTTAATTTTACCTCTACAAACTTCAGGTGTAGATGATTTTACAGCCTCGATACCCATAATCTTTAATTTAGGTTTCTCATAGACAATGCCTTCTTCATCTAATACATTTAACATATATCTTTTTTTCGCTGTCCATATACCTTTGTCAGCAATTACTTCACGTTTCATAACCATCTTATTACCAATGGCGTTTGTATAATCAGCAAGTTCTGCGAAACACTTATCTAAAAATGGTTGTATTCTACTATCAACAACTTTATTAATAAATCTTAATATGTGCTCAACTGGTTTATCTTTACAAGTTACGTCAACTAGTTTATCTAACGTGAGATAAATCGAATCTGTATCTGACGCAACAATGTAATCAACTTTATCGTGTGTCTTTAATATATTGTTCATATATTCATTTACTTTGTTTTCAATAAATCTAATTACAAATTGACCAGATGTTGTAATCGCAGTGGCCTGTCTTACATCATAATATCTAAAGTATTGATTACCTATTGCACCATAAGCAGAGTTTAAGGAAATCTTTTTGGCCCATTGTATATTATGATATGTCGCAATCTTTTTAGTTAGTTCTTTATCTTTTGTCTTTTGATATTCTTGTTTAGATTCAAACTCTAACGTTTTAAATTTAACTCTATCATTATACATTTTTTCTAATAGTCTAGGTAAGAAACCTGGGTTATCATTTTTAAACATTGCACCATTAGGTGTAATACAAGCGCCTTCTGTTTTTAAATGTGATAGAGGTGTTTGTTGTTTTAATAATTTTGCGACTGATATGCCAGAGGATTTAACACCGATAATTTTCTCTGGTGAGATATTATACTGCATAATTAAATGAGGATATAGAGAGTTAATATCAAATGATACAACCCACTTGTGCATACCAGTCAACGGGTCCTTTACATAGGCACCGTCATACTTATCTTCCTTAACATTATCTTCCTTTGGTGGTATGACAATGTTTTCTTTTCTTAAAAAATTATAGATTAACATATCCCACATTCTTACTTGTGAAAATACATCATTATAATTTACTTTGGCTTCATACGCCATAGTTAAGATAAGTTCTATGAGTTTTAGCTTGTCTTCCAAGCGATCAACAATTTCTACGTCTTTTATATTATAATCAATAAATGATTGATAGTCTTTTGTATACCAATCTCTAAATGTCTCGTAAGGGTTTTCATCTTTTTGTAAACCAAGTTCTACTTTACCAATGTAATCAAGTTTATAACTTTCTTGTCTTGTTGGTATAAACTTTTTATATAAGTCAAGGTAATCTAACATTACAATACCAAAAATACTATAATGTGTTTGTGGTCTACCTCTTACGACAATAGATTCTCTTTCAACTAAATTCCAAGGTGAAAACCTTTTAATAACTTTCTCATCTACAATATGACATATTCTACTCATCAAATAAGGTATATCAAAAAATTTTGTATTCCAACCTGTAATAATATCAGGATAGTTTTTAATCCAAAACTTCATAAACTCCATAATCAAAGACTTCTCGCTCTTACATTTTATATAAGTGACATCTGATCTATCTGTTTTAAACTCGCCAGTGCCCCAAGTTATAATTTGTTTATTAGATTGATTTTTAACAGTGACTGCTAGTATTTCTTCTACAGGATTTTCTACGTCAGGAAAACCATTTTCACAAGCACATTCTATATCAACAGTAAATATTTTTATATGATCTTTTGAATATTTTATTGTGTCAGGAAAGTTATCAGAAATATATTGATATTGGTATCTATCCATACCAAAGATTGGTGCGTTGTCTGTATTATAATTTCTTCTAAAATCTCTTGCCTTTGATATATTACCAAACTGAATTGGTTTTACATATTGACCGTGAAGTGTTTGAAAGTCTGTTTGTTGTTGAGTGATTGCATAGAGAGTAGGTGAGTAATCTATTTTCTCTTTGTATTCTTTACCATCGTGTATACCACGAACAAGTAATTTACCTCTATATTCAATTACGTTTTTATAAAAATTCAAGTTCTTTTCTTTCTAAAGTACCATCGCCATATCGCTGATCTAGTCATAGAGACCACTGTAAAGATTAATGCAATACCCATACTATCTAGTATAGTAGGGTGTAACCCAAACAAAGGAAAAATAAATAATTGTATTAGTATGGCTAGAATAAAACCACTACCAACGTCTATGATACTTTCAAATATATCTTTTTTCATAATCTAATTTTTGGTGGAGGATAACGGGATCGAACCGTTGACCTCTACAGTGCAAGTGTAGCGCTCTCCCAGCTGAGCTAATCCCCCTTTAACCACACTATTAAATGTGTTTAAAATGAAATTATAACTTGTGGTTATCCAACAAATGTGCCACCAACCCATTGTGTTTTTTTTCTAATTGTATTTGACAGGCTAATCTACTTTGCATACGATCATAACCTTTTTCATATTCAATTAATTCTGTTTCAGGCGAATCTAAATTTGGTTGACCTATAATGTGTGTCCAATTTCTGTCTATTAAAACGTGACAAGTTGCACACGCACAACAACCAGAACAATCCGCTGGTATTTCCTCTATTGATTGATTGGCAAAGTCTCTTGCCGCTTCCATCAAAGTCATACCTTCGTCAACTTGGACAGGAATCTTTTCCTCTCCTCGTATAAAGTATACCGTAATCATTATAATTTAGGTATTTTGTTTTCTGTAATTAAACCAGGTGCTTTTATTATTCTGCTAGTATTTTGTTCGTAAGATTTAAGTATCTCATCTTTAGGGTCAGTCATAAAAACAATCTTATCTTTTGAAAGTGTAACTGAATCACCTTTACCAAATGCGTTATATAACGACATCATTAATTGCACTGGTTTACCAGGCGCTATCTGTTGAGGAATTATAACAAAAGGTTTGTTCAACGTAACTAAATCACCACTACCTTGTTCTACTTTGGCAATTACGTCTTCACCTGTTGTCAATCTTAATATTTTCACTTCTTGCATAATATCTCCTTATTTGTTTTCATTATACCATAATTTAGTCAATTTGTCAAGTCTAGTTATCTCTAACAGGTCTTAATCTCTTACTTAATACGAAAGTTCTATTAGGGTTGACACTTACATTCATTAATCTCATCAAATTTCTATTAACTAATAGATCAGATGCAGATCTTGGTCTACTATCTAAACCAACTTCTATGTCTTTATATGTGGCACCATTAAATGTAATATCCATCAATACAGTAGGTCTAACCTCTGATGGTTCTTCACCCTGTGCGTTTGCTCTATAAATCTCACTCTTACCAAATCTAGGTTTAGTAAAAGTTTTACCTTCGTATTTCCATTTTACTATATTACCTTTAGATTCTAAAATTTCATCTGCGTGTAAGGCACAAGCCTTTGAACCGTTACCAGTATCAAACTTAACTCTTACTTTACCCACTTCATCTAGGTCTACAGTTTCTAACCAACCACATTCTAAAAGTGATTGTCTATCCCAATGTTTTCTTTCTTTAATCCAGTCTATTATATTTGAAATCATTGTCTTACCATCTATTCTACCAGATGGTTCTGCGTCAGCATAATAATCTTCGTAACTATAACCTTCATAGTCAGCGCCAGAACCTGGGCTACCATTAATCTCTAATAGATATGGTTTGTTTTTAAATATGATATGGTCAACACCTACCATATATGCTCTAGATAATCTTGCTGCTTTTAAAACCATTTCCATTTCTTCATCATTTAACTTATATGGTTCTGCCTCTGCACCTCTATGAGTATTTGACCTAAAGTCATAGGAACTGTGAGTTCTTTTTGTACTAGCGAATATTTTGTTGTCAACTACAAATGTTCTTACGTCAAAATCACTAGGCATAAATTCTTGTATTAATACTTCTGCTTTTAATTTCCACATCGCTTGTAGAGTTGCCACAAGACCTTCATAACTTTCAATCTTTATAACACCTACGCCTTGAGTACCAGTCAATGTTTTTAATATGATAGGAAACTTACCGCCAACTTTATCTAAAGCAGTTTTTATATTGTTTTCATTAGATACAAATGCTGTTCTAGGTGTTGGTAGACCAAACTTTTCAAATAACAAAGCTGTCGTTAGTTTATTATCACAAGTCAACATTGCCGCTCTTGTATTAATCATAAACGCTTGTGAGTTTTGAAAAGATGATATGAGAGATAACCCAGCCTCATCTTCTAATGCGCCACCTCTAACCATACAAACTGTATCTCTACCTATGAAAGTATGCTCACCATTTTTACCATCATGGTTATAAACTGTTAGAGTATTTTTTTCTTCGTCTTTTTGTGTGATGATTGTTGATTTTGTATTTACAATAATACACTTAATACCTTTTTTCTTACAATCTTTTTGTATAAGATCGGCAGTGGTATTTTCTTTTGTGTCTTTAGAATCTGCAACAGTAATTAAAGCAATAGTAATAGGTTTATCCCTACGTTTAACATCTGTCTCTGTTAAAAAATCTTTAAACTTCGGTACTTGCATTCTCAGTATTATCCTTGGCTTCCACTTTTTTCCCTATATTATATTTTGCCGATAAGTTCCACTCTTTTTTTTCTTTAAAAGGTAATACTTTGATTTGTGATAATGGTGCTTTGTCTTCCGACTTTGCTTTATCCACTATATCAATTAAATTCCAATCTTGTAATAAGATAGAGATTGTGTTTCTTCTTTGAATATCGTTTTGTGTTAAAGTTGCTTTCTTACCATCAAGTGCAAATAGTTCTTTAAAATGTGTGATAAAATATTTACCTTGTTTGTGTAATATGTGACAACTTTGAAATAATGTTTTGTCTTTACGACTTGCAACGCCTATTCTAGTTAAAGTCTCTCTAATCTTTAAAAAGTCATCTGGTTGCTTAATTGTGACCTCTAACATGCTGTCAGCGGACCAATTGATTGCTTCTTCGCTCATCTTGTTCTCCCACCTTTAGATAAGGTATTCTTAATTAATTCAATTTGTTCCTCAGTTAGTATGTTGAGAGCGTCTTTTGCTTTCTCATTACTATAACCATAATACTCTTTTACATACTCTAAATTTTTCAATTTGGCTTGTGATAACCACTTGCCACCAAATCGCTTCTTTTTTCTTATACTATTTATGTAAAAGTGAAATTGTATTTTCTTATCTAGGAAGTGATAACCATTCATTTCATTTGCCTGAGCGATACAATCATAATGAACGGAAAGACACTTATTGATTACAAAAGGTGGATATTTTTTTATCCAAACTTCGTCATTTGTGTCTAGTAAATTTTGTTTTGTAAAATTGATTGCGTTTAAATAATCTTTCAATTCGTACATAATATAAAACTTTCACTATTTTTTTTGATGTTTATTATGACCTTTATGTGAACCCATATAATAATCGCCTGGTTCATAATCCCAAACTTTACCGTGATGACCTCTCACATCAGCCCAAAACATTCTCATTTTAACTATCCATCTTCTTAATAATGTTCTTCTTGCCATTGCTTTTCCTTGTAAAACTCCCCTTACCCTTTTTGGGTTGCACCGTTCTACTTCTGTATTTCGGTGTTCTCAAATCAAGTGCTATTGGGTTTCTTTTTCTCATATTTAGTTTATTTA